ATATAGTATACAGTCTTATAGAGGCCTATTATACGAAAGGAGTAGATAGAAAGATATGATCACACACATTGCGTAAATATTTGCATTAATTATTTAAGATATTATATAACCTTGTATACTATGGTAGATATCTTCCAGAGCGGTATACTGTGTATACTGACGTTAAGAACACCTCACAACACATTGAGATCATTGCATAATATCGAAAAAAATTTTTTCTACTGTGATGTATACTGACTATATACTGATGTTTACTATCACACCCTTAGGTTGCATAAAGCTCGCTAACGATTTTTGCCAACAATTTCGCAAAGATTAATGTGGGCACACTCCCAAATCCCCAAAACATATACTTTGGTAGTATATACTAAGTGAGTAGATTTTCACGAATGCTCAAAATGAGCAGATTTTTTGCGTTAATGTTTGCAAAAATCTCTTGACTAATGCTTGCAGAAATGCAATAACTAACTTGCAACGAAGGAAACAAGGAACTTGGATATGTCATTACCGACCCTCCCACATGGCTGTAACTCATACGCAGCAATCAATCGCAAGACAGGAAAGTGCATTGCTGAATTGTTTCAGACTGATCGGCGCTTGCCTCATTTCAACTTTGACAAATACAAGCTAGTGCCGATGTCAGACTATTTAGCTTCTTTGAACAGTGGCCTAGATTTAAGTGACAAAATGTCGGAGGTAGAATAAATGACGTATATTGTAGAAGAGCCAACCAAAAAGACAGTTTACGTTGATAAGAACGGCGGTATCCATGATGACCGTGACGCGGCGCTTACTTCAAATTTTAAGATAGATTTGGATGAGGCCTTAAGTCTATTGCAGACAAAAATGAATTATCATGTCGATCCGGTAAAAATTATTGAGCATTTTATAATAAGCAACCCGGAAAAGGTGCGAATTTTGCTAGGTGATAAAAACCTAACGAGCTTTTGAAAGTTTTAGTGAATTTATCCTAACTAGGAAATGATGAAATGGCACAAGACAAAGAAATGTTTTACATGGGCAGACGCATTTCGCAATCAGGTAAGCTTGTTCATGCTTTTTTGGAAAACGGGTCGAATGAAAAAGATGGCTTTGTATTTTATCCAAAAGCAAAAGCATCGTCTTTCCATGGATTGGAAATAGGCGCCTTGTATGATTTAACAAAAGGTTTGCCGTTATTATGGTCAAAGATAAAAATTGGAAGCATCGATGAAGAAAAAAAGATACAGTGGGCTACTGAGAGCCGAACGGACATTGAATACAATTCGCAAAAATCAAAAATCCCCGATAAAGAATTAATTGATTTGATTAATCAAATAAGTAAGCACGTCTCAATGATGTCACATCAGAAAAAAGCAGCATTTCTTTCATGGTTAATAAAGCGCATAATGTAATGACAAGCAACAAGAAAGCATGGTTCGTTTTAATCAAATCGCCATTGGGATATCTTTCCCCATGTGTGATTTACAGTGAAAATGAACCCAGCCCTATAAAAGCAGAGGGTCAGTTGAATTGGGAAGGGTCGCCGCGTGAAGTCCCCGAACATCTTTTCGGCAAGAAATTAGATGAAATAAAAGCATATTTTGATCAAAAATAGCTTGTGTTAATGTTTGCAATGATTTATGGTACTTGTAGCAACGAGAAAGGAAACAATCAATGACTGCAAATGATGAAATTCAAGCTGAAATGAATGCGTACGGGAATATGAACGATCTTATTCAAGAAACAGTACGCAAAGCAGAATTTAAAGAGGCCTATTGTTTAACAAATGCTTTGATTGCGATGGTGGATGAATTTGATTGTGTTAGCGCAGAAACTCTTGCTAAATTTTCCATTCAGTCAAAACAGTTGAAAGAGACGCTTGAAGCGATCATTCGCATTATTTCAAGATAATGGTACAGGGCGGGAATAAAAACTCGCCCTACCTATTGACGCCCCAATGGCATAATGCTATCCAATGTCTTGCAAGGCGGTCCCCAAATGCTCGTTATGAGAGGCTGCACGAAGTCCAACAAACTGCACACAGCCCACCGCCGAAAAGCCCCGATTACGTTATAGCCTAACATTTCGTGATCGGGGCTTTTCCCATTGACAAGATGATTGCATACCCTCTATAAATAAGGCTCACCTGTTCGGTGAAATCTGCCCTGAAACGACTCTGATTAACTTCGGGGTCGTTTCTTTTCGTATGCCTCAATAGACTTTGGCGAGACACTGAGGCGACTACTGGCAGTTACATGTTTAGATGGGTTTTTGGGCAAGCTCTTGTGTTGTAGAGGCTCACCTAACTTTCGACGTTTCATAACTATGTCGGGAAGCGTACCGTATTTTATTCGGCTATAAATAGCATACGGTGTTACATTTAACACATCAGAAATTTGCCTCACTGTAAAGCCCAGCCTTGCCAATCTTTCATATTCGACGGGATCTATTTTTTTATTCTTTGTCATCTTTGATTAAATCTTTTTGTTGCTGTAGATAAAGCAAACCGATGGCCCACAGCAAAGCAGCGTGGCCTTGCCGGTTTTCTGTCAGCCTGCCGATAGTGAGGCCATCAATAGACAAATCGGCAAGAGAAATTCCATCGCTTGCGGGTCCTATTGATGCACGTTCAAGCCCCGCACTTAATGCGAGGCTAACTTGTGTTTCTAGTGTCGGTTTCATGCTCACACCGTTTCAAAAAATGACAACCCGTGTTCTTCTAGGTCACTTGGTTCCTGTTCTTCGTCATCCCAATCACGCAGCCATTCATCATAGTACTTTTGCAGCGCTTCTGTAAGAATTTGGATGTCGCTTGCGTCAAGAACTGTCAAATTCCAATGTTTACCCGCCACATCTTTGATGCGAGAAAGGCTAACAATGTGGGTATCGGAAACCTCACAGACCGCAAAAGCACCGTCCCCCTCTTGATCAACTTTTGCAACAACCTCACAAATGTGATCTTCAAACTCAAACAAATCTACGGCAAATGACATTTTGCATCCTTTCGGTTTCTGAGTTCGTATTAGTTAAAAACTGTGGATGAGTCAACAAATGTTTTTAAAATTTCATCAATCGGCGTACTGCCGACAAAAATATAACCAAACATCGCAAAAATAGCGATTGTTGCAACCATGCTTATGAGTTCGTCAGACATTGTAAAAATCCTCTCTGCTATGATTTACATATAGCATCAAAAATTAAATTTACAATACCTAGACAAAAATATTTGCCATTTCCACAGCGAAAACTTTGCCCTTGCTTCTATCATAGCGCTTTGCAATTTCTGATGGTGGGATCTGGCTTATTTCGCCGGTTTCGATCATGTGTTTTAGCGCACGATCCAAGGCTGCTTTTGGACCCAACCTATCTTTTTTAAACGATTTTGCAGTTTTGCAAGTTCGCGACAGATAAACAAGAGGGATGACGTGATCCCGATGCATTTGTTGCGCGTTTGGTGGAATTTTGTTGTTTGACATTAAGTAGGTCTTAACGTCATCAAAATTAGAAAAGACGTATTTTTTAATCGCGTTGCGAATAACCGCCTCTTGAGCATTTTCAGGGTTACTTGATCCAATTTCGCCGATGTCTAAGCGATGCAAGAAATTCAACGCATCATGCACAACTATTTTTTTGGCCCATTCAAATATATGCCGGTCTATAGTCGGTTCCAGCCTATGGCAGCCAACGGCAACTAACGCCGCAAGTTTCATGCATTTCACGTGTACCCGCGACCATACTTGCTTCACCGCATCTTTTTTCGTGCTATTTTCGTGATCGGTGCATTGATTGCCAAAGTCCTCCATTAGTTGTGCGGCGTCGTCAGTGTAGCCAACATGCAACACACGGTTGTTATCATTCAAACTAAGCGCGGTCGTCATCAGTCCTTGTAAATTCTCAATCACATCGGGACGCGGAATGATTCGGTCATGTTGCTTATTTAATCGTGGTTTATAGCCCGTGTATTCGATAATCGTAAACCTTGGCAAAAACCCTTCCGCCATCAAACCTTCATGTAAACCGCCATAAAACTTTTCAGGAGTACTTTCTCCGTAAATAGTAAAGGCAGGGGCAGTGAAGACATCAGTTGACTTGTCACTATCTGAGTAAATACTTTTTCGGATAGTTTGCCCTTGCCCTGATTTATTGTATAGTTCCAATATCAAGCGGCGCAATTCCCTAACATGAGATTGTGCACCGTCATCCCCTAAATTTTGCAGCCACAAACCGCATTCACCGATTATAGAAACAAAAGATTTGGTTGCACCGTTTGACATATACTTGCGCAAAGCAGGAGCGGACGCAATTTCAGACGGGCCAACAAAATCTTGTGCGGCGGGTAGGTTCACGCACGCTTTAAGCAACTTGTCTATACCCATTGTTCCGCCTTCTTTGCCCACGCCAGTGGGCGCGAGTAAAACAACGTATTGATTCAAACCCATTCCGCTTATATTGTAGGCTCTTCCACAAACACCAGCCATCAATGACAATGCAGCGGCCAGCGCAATTTCGGGAATTTGACGTGGGGCTTGGCTATAAATAAATTGTGCCAAGTCACCTACTAATCCCGGTGGCACTGTATAAATATCGCCATCGGGTATTGGTTCGCTTTCGGTTGTTTTTTCTATTTTTTGTTTATTGGCTGTTTGGGTAATTTCTCGCTTTTGAGAAATTAAGGCCTGTATTTGATTGCGCAAATGATCAACGTCAACTGGTGGTAACTTTCTGTCAAAGCAACGATTGAGCATATACCCAACATAGTCATTACGCTTTGCTTTATCGCGTTTACCTAGCGCAGACTCTAAAAACATTCTTTTAATTTGTGCTTTATTTTCACTATAGAAAGCGAAAATATCCACAAGTGCAAAGTCTGCCTCAGATTGGGAACTGTAATACGGCATCCAGTTACCGTTGTACAAATCTCTAAACTTGTCACCGTTTTCGGCGCTTTCGGCGCGTTTAAAAATTGCTTCGTCAGTTTCGCTAGGTTCCTCAACCCCCAGATAGTATGAGGCTACGTTTCGCCCTTCTCCGAGTTTGTCAAAAACCGCGCTCGCAATCTCTTGTTCGTTTATTATAGGGGCTTCGCGGTAAACTTGTCCCGTGACCGTTATGTATCGCTCACTTGAATATATTTCAATTTTTCCGCGTCGTCGTCCGTGGTTTATTTCGGCTTTCATCAAAACATGAAGCCCCTTGCCAGATGGACTTATTTCGGCGTAGCTTTTACTTTCTTTAAATATGACGTTTTGTGCGTCGAATATGGCTTGATTATTTTTAGGGTCGTCTAAGTCAATCACGCAAAACGGATCATTTTTAGAAAGAACAAAGCCAATGCCATCGGCCCGAATCGAACTCACGGCCTTCACAGCGTCCTCAAAACTACCCCAAGTTTTCGGATCGGTGACACTCGCCTTTCCGGTACCATGTGGGCTATATGGTATTTTTGTTGGCTTCGTGCCGTCAGTTTCTTCATACCGCCAGACAACCCAATTAGAAAAATTGCGCAATTCTTGCGGCACGTTTTTGTAAATATCAAACGACATCTATTTGTTAACCAAATCTGACAAAGAAACCTTGGAAAAATAATCAAACAAAGTTTCGGTTTCTAGGTGGGTCGGTCTGCAAACTTTGCCGTTTTTGTATCGCGTCAAGAATTGCTCAGTGAGACCAGTGTCTTTTGAAATTTGGCGGAGGGTTAGGTCACTGGGCTTAAATTTAAGAAAATATTGAACTTTTTTTCTCAATGCGTCGTCGTAAACACTTGCTTTTGATAAATTGCCCACAACAGCCGCCCTATACTTTTGTTTAGTTGAAATTGTTCAACACTCTAGGGCCGAAATGTCAATCTTTAAAAACCTATTGACACGCATGGCATGTCGCTCTACAAAGAGCTTGCAACGAAATGAAAGGAACTGACCAATGCCTTCTTATGTAGACCCAATTTCCGGTGAAGAAGTCACACTCACGGACAACGAATATAAAGCACTGGCAAATGATGTTTTGCACAAATGGGAACAACAGAAAAAACTATTGGATTCGGCAAAGAGTGCGGAAAGAACATACCGAGATCAATATGTAGCTATGATGTCAGACCCTTCAAATCGTAGGGGTACTGAAACAATACCTCTTTTAAATGGGTACTCCGCGAAAGTTACAAAAAAAGAAACTATCAGTTTCATTAAATCTAGTGTTGACGCTCGCAGAGTTGATGTTAACGCGGTAGAAGCTGCCCAAGATGAAATTGAAAAACTTGGAAATGTTGGCTCGGTTTTGGCGGATCGCTTGATTAAATGGAAGCCTGAATTTTCATTGTCTGAATACAACAAGTTGGACGTAACCAACGAAACTGAAGCAGCTATTCGTAAAATTGTTGATCGTGTTATTGTTGTTAAGCCATCCGCTCCCGAGTTAAAAATTGTGGCTCCAAAATAATGAAAGCTAAGGATTTAGTACCCGCCTCAAGTCTGGCCGCAAACATGGGTGTCAAAGCCGTTATCTATGGTGGGCCGGGAATGGGCAAAACGCCCTTGCTGGCCACTGCCCCAAACCCCGTTTGCATGATCACGGAGCCGGGTACATTATCATTACGGGGTATGGATAAGCTACCTTGTTGGGAAGCGTTCGACGTTAAGCGAATTGAAGAATTTTTCGACTGGCTCTTTAAAGACAACGAGGCAAAGAAATTCGATACTATTTGCATTGACAGCGTTTCGCAAATGGCCGAAATTTATCTCAAAGATGCAAAGAAATCCAATAAGCACGGTTTAAAAGCATACGGCGACATGGCGGAAAATGTTATGAAGTGGCTTGAGCCTCTTTATTTCATGCAAGGTTCGCAAAATGTTGTTTTGTTATCCAAACAAATGATTGTTGAAAGTAACGGCACTGCTGCAAAGAAGCCTTATTTTCCCGGCAAGGAACTGAACGTATCAGTGCCCCATTTGTTTGATCTTATCATGCATTTGGATATTGCAAACGTGCCCGGAGTAGGCCAAACGAAAGCGTTGCGGTGTCAAAATTCTTTTGATGTCGTGGCAAGAGATAGAAGCGGCTCGCTTAATGAATTTGAGCCGCCCGATCTTACGGCAATCTTTAACAAAATACTAAAATGAGGGAAACACAATGGCACAACTACACGGTGCTTATGATGCATCACAGTATGATCCGACGCAACGCAGCGGAGGAAACTTGCCAGTTGGCAAGCATTTGGTGCAAATCATTGAAAGCGATGTCAAAGCGACTAAATCAGGCGATAGCGGCAAGTTGGAGCTAATTGTTCAAGTTATCGACGGGGACGCGAGAAATCAAACGGGTTTGATTAATTTGAATCTGTATAACGTGAATCCAGAAGCGGCGCGAATCGCGCATGATCAGCTCTCGGCAATATGTCACGTTACCGGGGTCATGCAAATCACCGATTCGCAACAACTTCACAACATTCCATTCATGGTCGAGGCTGTTCCGCAAAAAAACGAACCCAAATACACTGAAGTCAAAAAAGTTTATGACCGCGACGGCAACGAGCCTGTACCCGGTAAACCTTATAGCGGGGGTGGCAACAATAACGGCGGTAGCTGGGGTAGCGGAGATAACAATAACAATGGCAATAACAATGGCAATGGCGACAACAATGGGGGAAGCTGGGGAAACAACTCAGATAATGGAAACAACAATGGGGGCAGCAACACCGGAAACGGCGGTGGGGCATCTTGGGGCAACAATAGCGGGGGCAATAGCAACGGGCCGTCTTGGGGCAGCTAATAAAATTGACCAGTAGATAGTTCCTTATCTCGTTGCAATGGTCGATTTTTGGGCCGGTGTCTTTTCTTCTTGCGGCATCGGCCCTTTTATTTGTGGGTACTGGAAATGCTGAATGATTCAAACGCACGTCAGGAATTAGCAAAACAAATAAACAAAAAAATAGATGAATACGCCCAAGAAACTTATTACGATGGGTTTCGCAAACATTTAGGAGGTTCGATTATTGGCGACGATTGCTTGCGCAAAATTTGGTACTCTTTTCGCTGGGTTAAAGAAACCTTGCCAGAGGGTAGATTACTTAGACTGTTTAATCGCGGACATTTAGAAGAATTTCGCTTTGTCGAATACTTGCGCGGCATCGGCTTTGAAGTTTATGAGTATTCAAAAAGATTAATTTTTAATCATGCGGCGGGCCAATATGAGTTGCTTGGTTGGTTTTCGGGTATACCTTTCGGACCCGGTGAAAATGGAAATCCTGATTTAGAAGATGTTACAAATAGTCCGTGGCATGTTGACCGAGCCAAAGAACAGGGCGTAAAATTAGAACAATTTCGCATTAGTAGCTGTGAGGGTCATTTTGGTGGTTCTTTGGATGGAATAGCAAAACCCCCGGTCGCATTAGGTTTGCCCGAAAATACGTTTTTCTTATTGGAATTTAAAACAAAATCAAGCAAGGGCTTTCCTGCGCTTGTTAAAAATAGAGTGATTAAGGAAGCCCCTCAGCATTATGCGCAGATGTGTGTTTATGGATCAGACGAAACATATAATCTGGATTACGGTCTTTATATGTGTGTCAATAAAAACACAGACGAAATGCATATAGAAATAGTTCCGTTGTCTAAGCATAAAGGCGACAGGATGCGAAAGCGCGCGCAAGATATTGTGTTTGCATCCGCCGATGACGCACCGCCAAAAATATCTCAGCAACCATCTTATTTCAAATGCACATATTGTGAATTTAAAGACGTTTGCCATGACAACGCGCCTAAAGCGAAAAATTGCCGCTCTTGTAGATTTGCTTTACCGGGCGTTGATAAAAATTGGGCTTGCTCTAACGGAGATAGTGATTGGTATAACGAATTTTTGAAAGATGACGTAATTGCTAAGGGTTGCCATGCTTGGACACCCGTAGATTAATGGAATTAAGATGGTATCAAAATGAGGCAATAGGTAGCCTGTTTAAGTATTTTGAGCAAAATACTACCGGGAACCCCATCGTTGCATTGCCCACAGGTACGGGAAAGAGCATAATACCCGCCGCATTTATCAAACACGTAATGCACAACTGGCCAAACCAACGCTTTATGGTTCTTACGCATGTCAAAGAATTAATCGAACAAAACTCGGATAAGCTCAAGTTAATAGCGCCCGAAATATCTTACGGAATGCATAGCGCGGGTTTGAATCGACGCGACATGGTTGAGCCTGTGATTTACGGCGGTGTGCAATCTGTAGCCCCTACAATAAAAGCAATTGAAAAAAAGGCGATTGAGGATTACGGCGTTTTTGACCCTTTTTTGCGTCAGCATTTCGGACATATTAATATTGTCTGGATAGATGAATGTCAGCTTTTGTCAAACAAAGACGAAAGTTTGTATCAATATATTTTGCGTCAACTCATGTTGATAAATCCGAAAATTCGCGTGATCGGGCTATCGGCAACCCCATACAGGATGAAAAGCGGAATGCTCACCGATGGGGGTGTTTTTACAGACATATGTTTTGACATGACATCGAGAGAAAATTTCAATCGTTTGATAAAAGAAGGGTTCTTGGCCAATCTATTTCCAAGACCGACAACATCAAAGCTAGATTTGTCAACCGTTAGAATAGTAGGGGGTGATTTTGTAGGTTCCTCGATAGATGATAATTTAAACGAAAATGATTTATTTAAAGCGGTTAAAGAAGTTGTCCACTTTGGCGAAAACCGGCAATGCTGGATGCAATTTTGCCAAGGCGTCAATATGACTGAAAAAATTTCAGAAATGTTTAGATATCTGGGTATTGAAACCGATAGCGTTCATTCCAAAAAATCGGCAAAAGAAAACGACAAAGTTATAAAAGCCTTTAGAACGGGGAAACTTAGAAACGTCGCGAACGCCAATAAGCTAACCGTTGGTTTTGATCATCCCCCTGTTGACCTAATCGGGTGTTTTCGCGCGACACTATCCCCCGGCCTATGGGTCCAGTTGCTAGGCAGAGGAACCCGCGTTTGGGGAGGGGGTGAAATCATGGTTAACGATCAGGGGTATCATTTCAGAGCCAAGCAAGATTGCCTTGTGCTTGATTATGCGCGCAACACAGAGCGGCTGGGCCCTATCAATGATCCGGTCATACCAAAGACGCCTAGCGGCAAGAAACAGGGCGGAGAAGCGCCCGTAAAGATCTGTCAGAATTGCGGAATGTATGCCCACACTAGCGTAAGAATTTGCGATTTTTGTGGGCATGAGTTTCCAAGATTTGAAAAGCTGCGGTCGGAAGCCTCAACCGATCAACTAATAGCAGGGGCCATTCCTGACACAGTTATCGAGGATTTTGATGTCCACATGGTAACTTACTCGCGCTATGTTAAAAAGAATAAGTCGGGCGACCATATTTCACCTCCTATGGTGCGCGTTAACTATTTTGTTGGATTGGATAGACCAATAAGCGAATATGTCATGTTTGAGCATACGGGGTTTCCATTGCGAAAAGCCCAACAATGGTGGGCGCAAAGACACTCCGAACCTTGTCCACCAACTACTGATCAGGCATTAAAAATGATATCGCAGTTGCGAAAACCAAAAAGCATAGGCGCGATAACAAATCAAAAATATCCAGAAATCGTTTCCTTGGAGTGGTGACATGAGTTACGAAATAATGAAAATCAATCCCGATGATTTGGATAAACCTGAATTAAAAAAGACAAACGAACCCGGAAATCAGTTTTCAGAGCTAATAAACAATTTCAAATTTTTAATGATGAATCAAACAAGGTCGGGGGGCTTTGGCAACAATCACTGCGCTATTCTCGGATCGTACATCTGTGTCAGAAAAGATGGAATAACTATAGGCATACCTTCGCAATTTGGTTTTTTCCTGTGCTGCAATAGCTTTTTGTTCATCGAAGCAGTTAAATCATTTTCGGGCGAAATTAGCATAACGGCTTCATCGGAGCTAGGTATCGTTGTAAAAGATGATAGCGGGCAGGTTATCGTAGAATCTCACGAACCAAATATGCTTTCTATTGATCAACCCACCTCCGCACAAATTTCTTGCGGAAATGAGTTGATAGAGGCTCTTATTTCGGTAGAAAGTTTGATTGATCCAAAACACGAATATGAAGAATTGCAACAAGCGACAATAAAAAAGAATACTTGTATTTCTACTGATAGAATTTCTATATTGGAAAGTTGGCACGGGCTTGACTTGCCATCAGATGTAACAATAAGTAAAAAAGCCATATCTTTGCTAAGAAGGTCGAAAAAAAATCTTTCCGGACTTTCGTATAATAATGGTCAATTATGTTTTTGGTTCGAGGATGGTTGTTTTTTGTGCTGCGATTCGGGGCAATCAAAATTACCGACTGTTGATCATTTGTTTCCCGACAATGCAAAATTGTTTAGCTTGCCCGATCAGTTTTTTACGACTATCGGCAAAGTCGGTAAATTTTCAGATAAAGGTCACGTGTATTTCCACGAAGGCAAAGTGCTTGCTTCACAAAATAATGAAACAACGATGTTTGATTTAGAATTTTATGGTGACGAACTCATCGGGGTAGATAGCAAAATATTAGACCATTTTGCCAAATGGTCTAAAAAAGCTGCGGTCGCTAATATGAAAAATAAAGAAGGAATGGAAACTGCGGGCAAATGTGTTTATTTTGTTGGTGATAGAACAAGAGGGGTTTTGGCCTGTTTATCCGAAAAACATACGGAAGTGGCAACAAAAAACGCAAGCGCCCCCGATTTACAGCAATATCAAGAAAAAATGAAAGAATGGCAAGAAAATGGCAGTGACCCAGATAACATCCCTTTCTAGCATCAATTACACACCAATAAACAATATTTATTTTACGAATGAGGAATTGCAAGCCCGCCCTGCGGGATCGATACTTATTTTTGACAGTGAGGTTTTTTGGAATTATTTTTGCGTTTGTTTTAAATGCCCGGAAACAAATAAAAAAGTAGCTTTTGAACTTTCTGATTATAAAGATTTTGATAAAGACAAGCTATCGTGGGTCATGTGGCATTTTTGTTTAGTGGGTTTTAATTCTCTGAAATTTGACATATACATATTAATGATGGCTCTGCGCGACGGAACAACAACGCACGAATTAAAACAATTGGCCAATGATATAATTCAAAATGATATGGTGGCGTTTGAAATTGAAAAGCGTTACGGTTTCAACAAGCCTAAACAAAATCACATCGACCTTATTGAGGTATGTCCGCTATCGGCGTCATTGAAACTTTATGCTGGTCGTTTGCATTGTAAACGGATGCAAGATTTGCCATTTAAAGAAGACGTAGTGCTAAATCAAGAACAACAAAAGATAGTTTTGGATTATTGTTTTAAAGATTTGGAAGACACACAGTTGATAATGACAGAATTGTCAAGTCAATTGGACTTGCGCGCTTCCATGTCAGAAAAATACAACGTTGATTTGCGTTCTAAATCGGATGCGCAAATTGCGGAAACTGTCATTAGCGGAGAACTTGAAAAAAAGACAGGGCAGCGTGCACGCAAACCTAATTTTGACGAAGTGGCGTTTAAAAAATATAAATTCGCTGCGCCGAATTGGATTAACTTTGATCTTCCTCAAACAAAACAAGCTCTGGCACAAGTTTGCGCCGCTGAATTTGGCGTTGACGGCGGTGGATCGCCGCGCTGGCCCGATGGATTGGGTCAAAGAGTAAAAAATTCCAAGGGCAAGTTAGTATGGGCAATTATTGTCAAAATAGGCAACACTAAATATAAAATGGGCATGGGTGGTTTGCACTCTATGGAAAAGTGCACCACACACGTTTGCGGAAATGGCTACATCCTTTCCGACCACGATGTTGAAAGTTTTTATCCTCGAATAATAATTAATCAGGGTCTTTTTCCGCCAAATTTGGGCCCAAAATTTCTTGAGATATACTCCGATATTGTTTCAACACGGGTTAGTGCTAAACGCTCAGGCGATAAAGAAACCGCCGATAGTTTGAAAATTACAATCAACGGGGCCTTTGGTAAATTTGGCAGCATGTTTAGCAAATTGTACGCTCCCGGAATGCTGTTACAGGTTACTATAAGCGGGCAATTTACGCTATTAAAATTAATTGAAATGTTTGAAACCAACGGTATTGAAGTTGTTTCAGCTAATACCGATGGAATTGTTTTAAAATGTCACGTTACTCAGCTTAAGCTACGCGATAGAATAATTTCTGAATTTGAAAAAATGTCTAAATTTGTTACAGAAGAAACTAGATATTTGGCTTTACATTCACGCGATGTAAATAATTACATTGCGGTGAAGGACACGTTTGATAAAGAAACCAATCAATGGCTAAACATGTCCAGTGGTTGCAAATTTAAAGGAACATTTTCTGATAATTGGACAAATCCAAATATTTTTCGTTTTCACAAAAACCCCGAAAGGCTTGTTTGCATTGACGCGGTTTCGAACTTTATTCAACACGGCGCACCAGTAGAAAAAACAATTTTCGAATGCCAAGATATGCGGCGTTTTATAAAAGTGCGCCAAGTCAAAGGCGGTGCGAAAAAAGACGGGGTGTACCTGGGAAAGGCAGTTCGTTGGTATTACTCAACGAAAACTAGCACCCCCATAACCTATGTTGAAAGCGGTAACAAGGTGCCCACAACTGAGGGCGCTATGCCGCTCATGGAAATGCACAGCCTCACGCCACCTGCGGACCTTGACCGATCATGGTATGTGCGCGAGGCCGTTGATATGTTAGCGCAGATAGGCGCTTACAAGCCTACCCAAAGCGCCCGCCTATTCTAGCCTAATGACGCCTTCAAAGTCTGCCGCGTCTGTTATTTCTGAAAACTCCCACTGTGTGCCTGTCGCTGGGTTTGTTAAAAACTCGTCCACGCTTGGCGCTAGAAAAGGAAATGCTTTTGCCGCGCCGTAATATTCAACACCTCCAATAACAACCCCTTGGGAAAACAATTCTGGTAGTTCCAAAAATGAAGGATTGGAGCTTACTCGAATCAAACTTTGAATCTGTCTATTGCCTGAAGGCGCTGTAAAACCCTCCTGCCATGATTGCCGATCACCTGCAGCATTTGCCGCACTCAGCGTTAGCAAGTCGTTGTCCGATACGCTCGCAAAACCTTGGCTAAAATCGGTGAAAGCCCCGTCTGCTGTTTTTACAAGCTCGCCCAATTTTTTGTTTATTGTCGAATCATCATTGTCAGTAACAATAACTTGGGAAAATCTAATAAAGTCATTAAAAGATGAACCAAAACCAATTTGTTCAAAATCAAAATAAATTTGATCAGTGTTCCCATAATTATTATCGTTAGCTATCACAGCTACGGATTCGGAAATTTTATTAATAAAAATTTCCAATGTTATTTCTAATGCGGTTACTTCTATTGTAAAATCTAATTGATATTTAACAGACGGCAAAAGGGTTATGCTGCCTCCGGAGGCACTTGTATTTCCATTGAAGGTTTGCGCTCTCATCAAACCGGCTTCGTGATCTACTCGGCCAATCAAATTTCCACCATTATCATAAATTGAAAACCAAGAACCATCAAGCCTATTGTCGTTTACATTGTCTTGAGTATATAATTCCATATGAATCGAAACCTTACCAATGGGTATTTGTCTCAGATCTATTGGAAATGGCGAATCTAATCCGGGGGTTGTATTTGAGACAATCTCTAAGTACCCTCTAACAAAATCAGAATCAAATGCATTCACATTTGAATTATCGAATGCAACGCGAGGATTTTGAAAGTCTAATTTATTTTGACCAACAAATATGATAGACATTAGATGTCCTCCAAGATTATGTAAGTGTAGCTTTCGGCAACGGAAGCCTGTTTACTTACGTCTAAGATCGCGTAAGTGTAGCTTTCAGCTATTCCGTTTGTGTTGTCAGAATCTAAGATAGCGTAAGAATAGGATTCGGAAAAGCCAATAGCTCCTCTATAAAATTCAATTTCCCATGAATTTAACGAAAGAATACCATTTCTTTCTGAAAATATTTTAATAAGCCCCTGCTCATTTATTAAATTTGCATCAACATCAGACAAAACATAAGAAGAACCTTGTAAATTATTTTCAGAAAAAACTAAGTTATTTTGATTGTCGTAAAGCTCAATAACATATGTTACGTCAACTTCACTTGTGACGCTTCCGTCAAACCATCCTAAAAACTCCCCGCCTGTTTGAATCAGTCTATTTCGGGTGGCCCATGATATGGTAACGTCACCCGAACGCGAATCGAGGCCGGGCAAGGTGTTCCCATTAATGCGAACGTCATGGGGTGGAAACGGGCGAATTGCGCGGGCGTCAAACTCAACCTGCGTGCTTATTGCGTTTGAGATAAGGCCTTCCTGCGAACCAGAAAAAGGGGTTGATAGAACGTCAACAACATCACTTTGGACAAATTCATTAGGCAGAACTACTCTATCGAGACCCCAAAAAATAACATGAGAACCGGGCGAGTGAGTTGTGGGTAGTGTATCCAAAATCGCTCTTTTTGCTGTAACAATTCCGCTATTTATCGATATTACAGAAAATAATTCATCGTTTATTTGAAATACTGAATTTTCTTCAACCTCGACTAAATTAAATCCTTCAGATATTTCAAAAGAATTTTCAAACAAACCCAATTCATTCGATAATATTGCAGAAGGCGAAATTGAAAATTGCGAGCCGATTTGTAATCCTGATCCGTCGTTTAAGGAAACGTTTCCTGCCAAAGCGAGTGCATCGGGTTTGCTTGCGGCATGATAAACAAACCCCAGCAAATTTTCATCAGAAAGTCTTGCATCGACTTCACTTTCTCCCACCTCTTCGGCCAAAACATAGTAAGGAGCCTCCCCGGAAACAACTCTTTCAAAACGACTAAGACCCGTGCGAGGATTTACATGCTGCGAAGCAACGGTTTTTTGAATCACTGCTGTTTGAGTTTCAAATCTTGATTGAACGGCTGTTATTATTACATTTCTATCAGAAGATCCACCGAATCTAATTTTGGTCGCAGTCATCAATAAAGGCTCTTCAAAAAAATCAGGCCAATCTAAAAAGAAACTTTGACCGCTATCAATGCTTTCCGCCAAGTCGCCAAATGCGGTCAAGGTGCATTTGAACAAAGGTGTAGATAACGCCGCTAAATCTCTTTGACCAATCTTGATTGCGGTTTCTTTGTCGGCAATGCCTTCATAATCAACCGTATTGGAAACACTATTTCTTTGCTCTTGCTCTAAAGCCGCATCGTTTACCGTAACCGAGGCTGCTTTATTATTCGGCACATCCCAATAATTTACTGTGACGGATGTTACAAGTTCGCCAAATACACTGCGTGAGGGGTTTGTAAGTTTGACAATTTCATTTTCACCTAGTGTAGCCAAATTTTCAAGCTGAGTTGGTATTCTGACCGCATCTAAAACAAAAAGTCCTGTTTTTCTATCGACAAAAAATACAGCATCTGCGTGCTGCACTATTAAAGAAATAAAATCCTTAATAGTTGTTCTAGTGTCCCATATAATACATAGTCCTAATTTCTCGTTAAAGAAAGTTTGTGCAGATTGCTTAAAGCGCTCATTATCTATTCTTGCTTGCGAATACCCCAAACCCCAATCTGAGTTGGTCAAGCATTCTCTAATTATATGAGCGGGGTTTAGCGCCTTGACCGTGAAAGGCTCCCCATTCTGATCCGTTGTTTCGTAATCCACAGAAGCCAAAGAAGGCTCCCATTGAGGGGTGCCGTTAGTTTGTACGTTTCTACGTGAAAATAACATTTTCCACGGCTTGATATAAGGATTGGTGCCCACATATACTTGTCTAAGCACTGCGGAAATAACACTTCTGTATGCCGGTACATTGCCCGGTAAAACACTTGCCAGATAGTCGTTTACGCCTTGATTGGCATCGCCTTGCAAGATATCAACTTCACCACTAACACCGCCTTCGCGCGAAGTTCCGCCAAAAGCGTCCTCTGCATCAATCGTAATTCTCCCACCCGTTGCTGAGCCTTCCCAAATAGTTCGATCATCCACCCTTATGCGCTCCATCGTATCGAAATGAGCATGTCCATAAATCATGTGCATTCCGACAAAGTAGCGATGACCTACGACTTGGCGACTACTACCAACCATAATATTCTCTTGCGCCTTTTACGACCTGTTCCGCCATTTTGCAGTCAATTTTTTCCAAATCGTGCAAAGCTATTCCATTGCTACAAAAATCCTCAAAATCAAGCCCGCGCAAACGAAACCAAGCCCGCGCGCCTCTGCCACACATCAGCACCCTTCTAACATCAGGCATCCTTATAATCTTGTCTGTCATTTTTTACCGCCGCTTTGTCGTATTGCTTCAACGCGAATATCGCCGTAATAAACAATATTAGGAGAATCAATTTCGCGCATTCCAAACAGAACAATAATAGGTCGCCCTTCCTCTACCGTAGGCCCTTCAATTTGTCTAGCCTTCGTTGCGGGCGAGGTGGGAATTGATGAATAGGCGATTGCAAAAACAACAGCCAAGGCAATCCAAGCCAGTGCCATTATACCAAGCTCCCTTCAAACGGATTATCTGTGGGCAAATATTCAAAACCACCAAAATTCAGCAAATTGTCAAATCGATTGACGCAGGTTTCGGATGTTTTATCACAACCGGGAAACAATTTTACATTTATTGAAAGTAATCCATTTTGCTCTATTTCTCTAACTAAAGAAGGCAACTCTCTGGTAAGAGTTATCTGATCGCCTACGTGATTGGCAATCATGCGAAGTGATCCGCTTGCGTCCTCAAATATACCGCCGTTAAAAAAACCGTCCGATTCATTTGCAGCAGATGGGCAAGTAACTATACGGTCAATTAAATTCGTTACATTTGATGTAGTTTCAAAATTGGTTCGCACAACACCACATCGCGACGAATACAAGCTAAATCTACAGCCAATTGTCATGGCATCCTGCAAACCGTTTCTATTTAGAGATTGTAAAAGACTTTGAAAAACAAATTCAAAATCTTTGGAATTTGGATTTATTGCCGTTAAACGACCAACAAAAAAAGCATTTGCTTGACCCGAAACAATTTGAAATACAGTTACTTCAATTTGCCTGTCAGTTGAATCAGAAAACCATTTTTTGGCGACTTCATTTTCAATTGAAAGTCTAATTGTTAGTTGGTCAGTATCCGCATTGTCGGATGAAATGAAATCTGATCTTTCTATCGGCACGGGCAAATAAGTTTCCCCCAAATAGTTCTCTGAAAATTGACCGCTGGTAACTGTATATACTTCATCCGAATCACCCAATACAAAGCGATAAATTTCTTTTAAAAACGCCATTATGCAAGCCCCACTACGGATAAATCGGATTGCATAAATCCGTTCCCGACATATGATATTTCAAAATCATCATCCGCAAAACGTGAAATTGTCATGAAGGAAGCCAACCTGATATCTTTAGGGAGAACGAAAATGTCTTCACTCATACTCAAATGCAAAGTATTGTTGGGACCAGATTCGATTAAATCAATACGGTAAAAACGCCAATTTTTGAAAACATCCAGCATTGCCAAATCGCTAGGGGGGTTTGAAAAATCAATCAACGGGTTTATATTAGTCACTATTTTGTCATTTTCAATATCAATGATTTTTAAGTCAAACTGAAAACTAGGTTGATAGAACGCATTGGCACGGCCACTTAGTCTATTAATTGATCTTCTAAAAATATTTCTTTCTTGTTGATTTTCCATTACAAAACGATGTCCTGCCGCTCTACGTGAAAATTCCCAAGGGCTTCTTTCTTGAAATACCCCAATATCATAATCCACACGGTTGTCAAATTGACCTACTGAAATAGCATTTGAATTTGAATCAGACACGCTAGGGGATGTATTTACTGGCAATCCCGCATGAAACTGCCACATATGAGACGAAACCACATTCCAAAATCTTCTATAAATTTCACCATTGTTTTCAAAATCGGCATACTGAATAGGATCGCCAAATTGGGCAGTATGTACCAAATCTAAAAACTCGGTCACATTTTCCGACATGTTGCCAGCGGTTATTTCAACATTTTTTGGAAATTTAAAATTTCCAGAACTAGAAAACAAATCAGCGCTGTCAATAAGCTCGTTTCCGAAAAATTCTTGTCGATCTAAAAAAACAAAAGCGTAATCTTTTCTAGTCCCGTCATTCGGTGCAAATTGTTGAAAAAATTCACGCACAGCTTTATAGGCCAAACCTCTTTCAGTTAGGCCCTGAGCGCCAAAATTTTCAATAAAGACTATTGCAGATAATATGTCTTCCCTGCTTGCGTTAATAAACTGCAACTGTTGCGTACTCGCCGAAATCAAAGCAATGTGCAAATCAATAGAAACCGATTCGAGCAATACGTAATCACTCAAATCATGCAAAATACGGATAGCTTGCGGCCAAAATCGAGGCCGGTATTCCAATAAAGCATCGGAACCACCGCCCGCATCGAGAACAATCGAAATTCCAAATTTAGAAATAATTGGCTGTGAATTTTTAACAACCAAATTGCTTTCGATGATATCTCCACCAGACTCAAAACCCAAGCTAACATCTCCCTCGACAATAGCATCGTAAATCGGACAAACGTACGCGCTTTCCATAAACCCAACAGATTGTTCAAAAATCAAACCTTCTGTTTCAACACTTGTGACATCGACAACTTTCCAAACCCCCATTTCATTAAATATAAGAGCAGAACCACCGACAAAGTAATCATAATCCGTGGCTGTGAAAAATACAGAGTTGCCCGAAACATTGCCCACATATACCGACTGCATCCAAAAAGGCAGCGCCCATTGTCCGCGTATATTTTGGTCAAACAACTGCCTAGCATCTCTAGCACTCACAGTTGACAAAAATTGAACTAACTTTTGTGCGTGTCGGGGTGTCTCGCGTAACTGCCTACGCCCTTCCGTTCCATTGTGAGACGTTTGAATATCTGTTAAAAAAGACATCGTTTCGCTACTACCCTCTGTGATTTGAGACATCACAAAAGAGCGCCCTGCCAAACGTCCATTTTGAATTGTGGGCATTAGGAAATCACCTGTTTAATTTCCGTTGAGTTTCTACGCATGACGTTAACTATCATTCTTTCGCCTTCATCAGTTGAAAGATAGTCGCCCATCATTTTAGGGTCAATTACGTTGACGATTTTCACACTCTTGACACCATCGTTGGCGGTAGTAGACGGACCACTTTCAACCACTACAGGGGTTTGAAGATCAGGGCGACGTATCTGCGCCGCGCCGCGTCTGAGTGCTTCCAGATCACCCCTGCCAATTCGAGAGGTAGCCCCTGCATCAAAGACAAATTCGCGACGGTGAACAGCCCCCGCGACCTCATTGCGTGCCCCCTCCCCTGTAA